TGTAGACCATAGGCGAAGTCTGCCTTGAAGCACCATCATAGTCAGGTCGTCGAAGGTGTGCGTCCCGCCATTATGCTCCATTGCCGCCTCTAATTCAGGGCGAAAGCGGTCCAAAGTGTCGAGCAACTTCCTGACTTCAGTGGTCACACTCATGTCAGCACACGATTGATCGCCATAGTCACAGACGGCGAGGCAGGGGCGTAGGCAGTGGCGGCGTGGGCTTCGAGGAAGCCGTTGGTGCTGCTGGTTGCCCACATGGCTTCAAGGTAGTCACCAGCGGCAAACTGAAACAGGCTGTCGCGGGACACAATTGTCGTAGCGCCGTTGTTATGCAGAGAGCCGACCATTGTGCTGCCGCTTACATTGGTCCCGTTGACTTTGGGCCAGAAGCGCAGTTCGACAGTAGCGCCGGAGGACGAAGCCATCTGTGCCGTAAACGACAGCCTGTAGAGGCCAGCGTTGGCAAAAACGATCCGAGTCAGGTTTCCTACAGCGCGGCTGATGCCTGTGGCAAAAGCAGGGGCGTCAAACTGGATGGCGTAGGCCGTGTTGGCTGCGGCTGCGGTTACTGCTGTCGCCCTGCCGAACAGCGCGTTACCCACGCCATAATCGTAGCCTTCTACGGCCAGACGATGCCACGCATCATCTTTTGATACGACAGGGTAGCCGTCCTGATCCCACATGACGAGGCCGTCAGTCGTCGCTTTCTCGCCGCCGATCTGGCGCTGCAACAGCACTGTCTGCGCGTCCACAGAGCCGCTGCTGGCGTCCCGCAGGAAGTTGTGAACATCGGTCGCCCAGCGCGTGATGTTGTCCTTGTTAGGGGACGGGACGATAAAGCTGCGTCTCACCGAATGCCTCCAATTTTGACATTCACCCGCATTGTCCCAATTTGCCAGCCAGCCTCACGGCCCTCAAAGCGCAAAGCAAATTGTCGCCCTCGCGCTCTGACTGGAGTTGGACCAGTCAATGTATAGGGGCCATATGAGGTGGAAGGGAGGTTCGGCATATCTTGGGTCAGAATAGTCATCGTCACATCGCCAGCGACTTCCTCGTCAGGGTAGAGGTAGTCGATGTAGGCTTGCTTGTCACCTTGGCCGAGTTCGAGCGGACCAGTCTCGCAATAGGGCGTGATGCCGTCCGTGATGGCGGTTCCGGGCAGTTCGTGGTTGTAGAGTAGCCCATCTGCCGACACCATCAAAGGGTAAGCAGTGGCGGCGTTGTCCACGGCCACGCTGCGGCCCAGCTTGCCTTTGGTCCAGTGGTTGGCAGAGAAGTCATAGCAAATGTAGGAGTCAGCTTCCCCAGTGGTGCTGGATTTTGACTGGTATAGCCACCAGACTTCGTTGAAGCCGCGCAGCGAGAAACCGAAGGTTTTGCTGTATTCTGTGTCGCTCAGGTCATCGTGGAAAAAGTCGATGACATCTGACTCCAACTTGTGCAGCGAGCCGTCATACATCCAAAAGTTCCGCTCTGCCGCCCACATAGCAAAGCGGGCCGTGGTCACGAGCGAAGTAGGAGAGAGCAACCCGCTGTTGTCGCCCACGCGATCAAAGCCGTAGATGTAGGGCGGGCCGAGGTAGCGCCCAGCGTAGACTTCGTTCTGACTGATGATGAGCAGTTCGTTCATAATCTGCGTGATCGCCAGCAGAGGTCCAGTTCCGGCCAGTGTGATGGAGCCAGCTTGGTTGGTGGTCGATGGCGTCCAGTCAGTGTTGTCTTCCGAGGCAGACCATTGGACGATACGCGGGTTTGTCGCATTGCCGATGCCCATGACGATCCGCTCGTCCGTGACGATGAAGTCCTGCATATCGGTCGGTGATGTAGAGATGACGAGGGCCGCTGCCGTGCCGACAGTCCACTCGTAAAGTTTGCCTTCGCCACGAAACTGCGCCAGCAGCTTTTCGCCCCACAGGGCAAAGTCCCACGAGGCAGCAGGAGTTGGGATAGCGCCAGTGAACGTGCGCGGTGTGCCGTAAGTGCCCGCGCCGTAAGCAAACGTGCCATAGCCGACTGCAAGACCAGAATCCTTGGCTGCGGGCGTAAACCCAGCAGGAGTGATGGTCGATTTCGCCCCAGAGGAGTCGATATAGTAAAGGGCGCGGTTCGTGCCGACGACGATATGGCGCACTCCTGTATTGTCGGTCCAAGCAAAAGTGTTGCGCGGCGCTTCGATTGTAGCGTCTGCATAGAGGGCAGTAATGTTTACGCCTGTGGCAGTCTTGCGGCGCTCCCAGCCACCGATGACGCGAATAGACCCATCTTTCCAGCGAACAAGGTTCGAGTCAGCCCACCGCAGTTTCCCGCTATAGGCTGTGCCATTCTTGTATAGGCCGGGTTGCAGACTGATAGGCACTAGAGGCATGGCAGAACTCCTTGATGTCTGACTATAGCCTAAGCTATGACTTTAGCCAATAACTAGGATAGACTAGCGGTATAGCGCATCACCTCGCCGCGCTCGCGATGCACAGTGATACATTTCATCGTGCTGCGGCCTGTGTAGCCAAATCCGGCGGCAGCAGCATCTCTCGTCGTTATAGCCCTGTGGCTCTCCCAGAATATTCCGCCAATGTCTTTGGAACTGTCTTGGTGGATGTGGCCGGAGTCTAGATACCGCCAGTGTGTACGTCCCCAAATGGGAGCGTAAAGGTCGGCCACTTGCATCGCTAGGCGCTCTGGTTTGGTCTTATCGCCGTGGTGGGCAGTCAGCATATTGCGGCCAAATTCCCAGACCCAAAGTTTGGCAGGATTGAAGTGGACAGTCACGCGCTCGTCCAGTTCGTAGCGCATGACCAATGCGATGGCGAGCATATGGGTAAAGTCCGGGTCATGGTTTCCGGCCAGCACAACAACGTCGATGTTTTTGTGCTTTGCTTTGGCTGCTTCGATCATGGAAACGTGCGCCCTGACTGCGGCCATTGCAGCTTGAGCAAACCGCCCGTCGACATCAAGGATGTGGCCTGATGTTGGAGTCATGTTTTTGGAGTCGTTTTGGTGGAGGGTGTCGCCCAAATTGAGGATGATCGCCCTGTCTGTGTAAGGAGCGGCGTGGATGAGGGCAGAAGATGCCTCTAGGAGCCGCTGTGCGGCGATTGCAACGCTATACTCCGCACCCGTCTCGTCCTTCCACGCCTTCATACCAAAGTGGATGTCAGCGACCAAATAACGGGGCAGCAGATCGTGCGCCACATTGTCAGGCATAGGCGCTGGTAGAGGAGTAGGAACAGAGCCAAGGGCTTCTTTGAACAAGTCAGCCCACGGAGTCAGATCATCTTCTGGGCGTTCTGACTTCCAGAAAACGCTGTCCCACGATCCAGTTTCCTTGTTCTGGACGCGCCGCCAGCCATGTCTACCCGTATCGGTCGATAGGCCAGTGCTTTCTAGCGCAGACTTGACCCCTTCATCGGCGTTGAGCCAAGCCTCTGCCGCAGCGTAAGCGCGGCGCACATAGTGCTTGTCAATCTGCAATTCCTTAGCAGCAGCAGTTTTGCTGCCAAGCCGTTTGACAACCTCGTAGATTTCACGTTGGCGAGGGGTCATTTACTGCATCCTGCGTCGATCTGCTGGATCAGTAGCGCCCCCGTAACCAAGGAAAGCGGGCCACCATCCGCCGCCAGCGCCGCAGCATGGGATGTACGGCTCTGCGCCGTGCCATCACAGATCGCGCTGTCGTTCAGCGCGGCGGCGCAGCCACTCAGCAGCAGCGTCAGGGTCAGGCACAGGCCCAACAGAGTTGATCCTTTTGGAAGTTTCGGCATAGCCTTGCAACTCCTCGATTTTCGCTGCTGCCTTCCCTGCTGACTTTCCCGCAAACCATGCTGCGAACAAAGTCAGAATGGGCTTCAGCAGCGAGGCAATGAGAGAACTCATGCCTTGCGCTTGGCGATCACAGACCAGACTGCGACAATGATCGTCGCAGCAGCGCCACCAACAGCGGTGGCCGTCTCGCTATCAACCAGCCCTTTGCCGACCAGATAGCCACCAAGTGCGGACGCTAGTGCGCGGGCGATGCCGCCAACTTCAGAAGCACTCATTTTTTCATTCCTTTGAGCATCGCCACAATGGCGTGAAAGATCGCAGCCAAGACTGATTCTGCTTCAGCCTTTTCCGGCGTGGTGACAGTGTGCATATCCGCGCTGACTGGAGTCAGGAACAAGGTCACTTCCGCGTTGCGGCGGTTGACCAGCCCTTTGACGATTTCGCCCCCAGCCTTGTTCCACATCTTGAACGCAGCAGCAGCGCGGTCTTTATTGCCAGCGTTCAACTCGCGCAGCACAGTTGACTTAGAGAATGCGCCTGTCCCGATGTTGTAGGCCAATGACACACAGGCTCCGAACTCGTTTGCATTCACTTTTGCCAAGATCAGTGCATCTACTTTGGCAGCAAACGTATCGACGCCCTGCTTCAGCAGTTCTTCTGCACGTTCTTGCGTGATCGTCATGCCGTAGGCTGGCTTGACGCCAAGATCAGCCGCAGCAGTTGTGCCGTAACCGATAGTCCAAATGCCTACGATGTCTTGGTAGGCAGTCAGCTTGCAGCCCTCGAACTGCTTAATGAGGTCAATCGTCGCTTGGTTGACGCTCATTTCAGCATCGCCATCTGGATTTCGTCCAACTTTTTTAGGACGTTCGTGAAACCATCCTTGATCTCTTTGAGTTCGCGGTCGTGGCCTTGCTTGGTCAGATTGTATTCTGACTTCATAACGGCGATTTCAGTCTCGTGACCTTGCGTCATCTTGTAGTGCATCCAGACGAAAGCCACGATTGGGATCACCGCAAATTGCAGCAGAAGTTTAGCTAGTTCCATCAGGTCCATCTCCTGCTGCATGATCTTACCTCAACAAAACACTGATATAAAATTAGAGGAACCACTAGCAGCAGCGCCACCACCGGATGATGTTCTCATGCCAACACTAGATGCTGTTATTCTTGATGTTGGGAAAAATACTACGCCCTCATCTCCGGGATCATCAGTCAAGCCATATCCGCCCACTACTGAATAGTTTGCGCTAGGCATGGCCGTTGTGAAGTTTACTGTATAATTCCCAGTTCCAACTACTGTAACTGATGAAACATTTCCAGACGCACTAATTGTGCCAGATGCATTAAATCTTGCCCACGCACGACAAGCATAGATCGGTGCGGTCCCAGTAGCGTTTAATGCAGTCATTACTAGGGATGAGTTAGCAGTGCCAACATCCCCTGCAATCTCTGCATTAACAAACGCAGTTGTGGCGATCTGAGTCGTATTTGTTGTGGCCGCAGCCGTTGGAGCAGTTGGTGTGCCTGTTAGCGCAGGAGACGCTAGGTTTGCCTTGAGGTTATTTGCAGTAGTTACAAAAGCCGTAGTTGCAAGTTGCGTTGTGCTATCTGCGGCGGTAGCGGTAGGAGCAGTTGGTGTGCCTGTCAGCGCGGGAGAGGCAAGTGCAGCCTTTGCATTAAGCTGCGTCTGGATGGCGGAGGTGACGCCATCGACGTAACCAAGTTCTGCCGCAGTCAGAGTGGCAGGAATACCAGCAAGGACGTTGAGTTCAGCAGCAGTTGGAGTGACGGCTGTGCCGTCAATCTTCCACAGACCGCCAGATAGGTTTGGCTTGGCTTTTTGTGCGCCAGTGCCACCAAGGAGCGCATCGACCGCGTCGAGGTCCGCGTTTACTTTAGTCCCCCATGTGTCAGAACTGGCCCCAACTTCTGGTTTGACTAGGGCGTAGTTTGTCGTTGTTGTATCAGCCATCTATTCTACCCTCATTCAGACCATGCTGACGTGTCAGCGGCTTGTGGTGTCCAACTGCCAGAGTTGGCGGTTTGCCCAGACCAAGTAGACCCAGAACTGCTTTGTGCCGTCCAAGGATCAGTAGCCGGAGTCTCTGGAGTCCAGTCTTCACTATCTGCTGACTCATCTTCCCATTTTTTGCGAGCAAATGCAACAAACGTGAGTTGACTGGTCGTAATTATGGACGCCAGCATAATGCGAGTAGCTGCTGCGCTGACTGGAGATAGTATCGGTATGGTTGCGCCGGACTTAAAGATGACATTGGCAAGTGCTGTTACAGAAGACGTAGCAGCCAAAAACGCCGTGCCTAGTTGGACGCGCTGGGCCAATGCGGTGAGGGAGGCGGCGCTTTGGATGTCGGACGCGCCTAACAGGACGCGCTGTGCATCAATAGTCTGGCTGGTTATGATGTCGATAGTCGAGGTTGGCTGTTGCACACGAGTTGCGGCTGCGACAAACGTAGACAAGTTTGAGATGCTAGACGCGGCGTCAGCTATACGCAAGGCGTTGCTACTGACTGAAGTCAGCGCAGAAATAGTCGCACCTGATAGGTAGATGATGTTGGCAAGTGCCGTTATGGCAAACGTGCCAGTTACGGAAGCCGCCGCTAGTTGGATCAGTTCTGCTGCGCTTGCTACTGCTACGGCATTTTCAATGTTTGCTGCCCCAAGAAGTACACGTTCAGCAGCAATAGTCTGATCTGTCGTAATTGCAAAAGATGATGCGGCTGACTGCACACTAGCGGCTGCTACGGCAAAAGCTGACTGGACTGGGATGGCCGCAGCAACGTCAGTAACGTCACCTTCAGCATATCCTGTGATCCAGTAGTCAGGTTCGACGTAATACGGCGCGGGCATGGGCCATTCCTTATGTCGGCGCTACGGGCCAGACAACATCATGCGGGAAGCCAGACTGCTGGGAGATGTCCAGCAAGGCGCGGCGATATGCGGCCCACTCTGCTTGCTTTTCTACAGCCATGTCAGCCCAGCGTAGGGGATTGGAGACAATGGGATCAACCACATTGGTAAGGATACTATCACGAATTGTACGGGTATTCGCTTCTGCTGCGGAGTTAATTTCTGCCTGTGTCGGCTGGACGTAGGCTGCGGTGTTAACGTCTGAAACCATTGCGTCATACAGAGCAACAACATCAAACGCTGCACCAGTGTCCGTTGGATCACAGGTAAAAGGTATCCATCCGTAAATTGGATGTTCAATTTCGCAATCAATCAGGCCGTTTGCGATGTGCCTTGCGTTGCGGTAGTTCATCAGGAAATCCTCAAGAAGACAGATATGTATTGATCGTTTCTGCTTAGTGCAACGCTCCCGTTATTATAACCCGTGTTACCCATAAGCCTCCAAGTTCCACTTGGCTGTCCGTAAACTGTAGCATATCCAGCAGTGCCACTTTGAGTAAATGCGTTTGCAGGATATAGACTTGATCCGGCAACAGTTGAGCCGGGGCCACGTTGGGTTGCGCCACTCCACATAAAAAAACCATACGACCCAACATCATTATAAGCCAATCCAGCGGTTGCCGTTCCGACTTGTGCAGTCGTAGGCGCAGCGGCAGATGGCGTCACCCAAGAAGGCGCACTTGCTCCATTTGATTGCAAAATTTGCCCAGAGGTTCCAGCAGCAGTTGCAGCCAATGTGGATGTGTCGGTTGCATAGGCAACCCCGCCAGCAGCGGTGAACGTGCCGAATGACTTGCCGTCAACAGATGCCGCATCGCCAGAAATGCTAATGCCCCAAGTGCCAGATGCACCCGTTCCCGTTTTTGATGGGGCATCGTTGGCAATCTCAGCATTCACGAAGGCGGTCGTGGCAATCTGCGTTGTATTGGTTCCGGCAGTTGCAGTTGGCGCTGCTGGCGTCCCCGTAAATGTCGGAGACGCCAACTCAGCCTTGTCTGTATTCAGATTGACGAAGTTGGCGTCCACCTCATTGTGCGTGAGTGGACTACCTTTACCCGCGCGTGTGACGATAGTTGCCATGTCAAAATCAATCCAAAGTGATGTCTAGGTCGCCAGTGGGGACGCGCAGCACATCGCCAGACGCAATCGTTTTCGAGACAGTCAGATCGCCGTAAGCAATCAATGTGCCGCCTGTGACCGCAGTGAAGACGCCCACGGCAACAATCGTTCCCCATGCGCCGCCAGCGGTCGGAAATTCGACGTTTGCAGTGTTCGACGCTGTGTTACCCGTCACGCTCAAGGAAAACGACTGGCGGGCGTAGGAAGTGCCGCTGCATTCCGTGCCGCCGCCAGTGTCGGTGGGAGCGACAGTGTAGAGGGCCAGATACCAAGCCGTGGGGCGGGTCACTGAGGTTGCAGTGAACAGCCACTCAAGCGTGGTGGTTTCAAAGGCGTTTGACAGGCTCATGCGACAACTCCCGGCATTGGGGCGCGTAGCGGGCTTCCCGCATAACGACGACCAGCTTCAGCGTTAATGACGGACGCAAGCGTTTCGTCATACTCATTCTTCCATAATGCCACACGTTCGTCCTCTTTTAAATAGGCAGGAGTATGACGCAGGACAGCGTAGGTGTAGAGGTCGAGATAGTCATCGGCCAGCCACGAAGTGTTGGTCGTCGCAAAGGCAGGGATTTTGCTGTAATAAGTCATAATGATCGACCGAGCAGGATTGTCGGTCGCTGCCATAGGGCCGACAAAATACAGGGCGTCATTGGCGATTGTGTAGACTGGCTGGAAAGTGCTGGCGTTTGCCAGTTTGATGCGCTCGCGTTCGTAAGGCGAGACATACTGCATGGGAGCAGGAGGACTATCAGATGTGATTGTCCGCATCTCCAGATAATTGGTCGGAAGGGCGATTGAGTCAGCGAGCAAGTCAGCGTTGGCAACGATAACCATACGCTGAATCCGCAGATCGCGGTTCAGGCGGGCGTGGGCCATGTCGATCATGTTGTCGAGGTCTGCCTCGAACACTGTGTCGCCATTGCGCCAGACGAACCGCGCTAGGTAGGCTTTGAAAGCAGCATAGTTCATTTCTGATGCACCCTTAGTCTAGCCCACGTTCCATCGCGTAGTTTCGTTTTAGCATAGATTGCCCACTCGCGCGACCCTACTGATGCGCCGCACTCTTTTGCCCATTGCTGGGCGATCAGGACAGGCACTGTGCCAAGGTATTTGCCCCCAGCGGGGCCAGTGTTAGGGCGCAGCGTCTCCGCTGCATCCTTGGCTGCTTCAATGATGCCTTGCACATCTTGCGTTTTGACGAAGTGAAACTGCGTCCCATTTGGATTGAGATACAGTTTTTCAACGATGGGCGAAGATGGCAGGAACATATTATTCCTCAATGTACGGCTTGAGGTAGCCGAGTTTGTTGTAATGCACAGCCAAGTCAGTCGGCAGCTCAACAATGGAGCCGGGGCGGATCAAGGAATCCATGTCGCCGCCATAGGGGCTGATTGCGCCATTGATGACTTCGTATTTGGCCGTAGCTGGCTTTGTTTGCTTCTTGGAGACGGGTTCTGCTGACGTTACGATTACGACTTCAGCAGCGATTTCGGGTTGGTTAGCCATAATGCACCTATGCTGGAGGTAGGGGCGGCGTTGCCGCCGCCCCAGTTGATGTTAGGCCGCTGCGCCAGTGGTCGCGTGGATCGCGCCGTGGGCTTTCTCGTTGGAGACTTTCAGCGTGTATTCGCAATGCACCATGCGGCGCTTTGCGTGACCCGTCTGGGCCAGTTCCGTCTGACGCGGAGTTTCCAAGAAGGAGAGGCTCGCGTATTCGGGGTCCAGCACATACACCGAGTAGTTGTCTGCTGCGGTGGTTTGCTGGAAGCGGTTCGGGACCACCGAAAGTTCACCGAAATCCGAGTCATAGATGTCGATGGCGGCAGTCAGACGCTTGTCGATAGCGTCCTTGTAGCGAGTGGCGTTACCCGTGAAGTTCTTCGAGATGACGCGCTTGTTGTTGGCGTTAACCATGATGATCGAAGGCGAAGCGCCCTCGTTCCAGCAAGACTGAATGACGTTATTCAGGTTGGTTTCGGTCAAGACAACCGCCGTTCCCGGAGTCAGGGCAGCGTTAGGATAACCAGAAGTCGTGCCGGACAGCGTGGGCGCAGCGCCCGATGCACCCAGAACGATGTTGGTCCGCAGCCAAGCGGGCAGACCAGCAGCCTGACGAGCAGTGCCCGACGAGCCAGCGGCAGCAGCGATGTTCTGAAGCAACATGGCTTCCATATCGCGCTTCATTTCCTTCAGCTTGATGGCGACCTGAGCGGCCAAACGCTGGACGTTTTCAGCAGCAGCATCGACGGCTTCCGAGGTGTTCGAAACCGACACGATTTTGTCGCTGATCTGCGTGTAGTTGCCAAAACGCTTGCCCAGAGTGCCGTTGTCTTCGCCCGGAGCATCGTCACCTTCGATGACGCGGTTCGAGGTCGAGGGCGAGGCCAGTTCCACAACAGTCCACTCGTGATAAGTGTTGGTTGCGGCGGGGCCGACACCGATAGCAGTCTGGAACGGCGTCTCTTCAGGAGAGATCATCGTGTACTGCTGTTCGAGGTCTTCACGGATGACAGTGTTGTCATACGTTTCGATGGTTTGTGCATCAACTGCCATGATAGTTCACCTTTTCGGTTTGCGGACAAGCATGGTGGCGGCGATGTCTTCGACGCGACCTGACTTGCGCGCGGTTTCCAGAGCGGCCTTTTGGTTCCGCGCGGATGCCGTTGCAGTTGCGAGATGCTTAGATGCTCCGGGCCTCATGGTGACTGCTGCCTTGGTCTGTTTCTGCGGTGCGGCTTGCCCTTTGGCCTTCAGTTGCCTGTAGGCGGCGGCGTCAGCCAGCACGAGATACAGCCGATGATCCACGATGTCGGACAGTTCAGCGTCATTGAATTGGTATGCACGAGCGGCGTCTACCATCATTCGCTGGATTTCTGGCCCTTTTACGGGATCGCGCAACGCTGGCATTGCTTCTACAAGGCGATGAGCGGCGTCTGCCTTCATCTGATTGAGTTGCTCTGCTTCCTGCTGCTGGAACAGCGCCACAGCTTGCTGCACTTTGGTTCGCTTCTGCTGAAGTTCACCTTGCTCCGCCCGCCAATTCTCAAGCTGAATGAGGTATTGGGTAGGGTTGGTTTGCTGAAGTGCGAGGCTAGGCTGCGGTATTTGAGGCTGGAACATCAGGCTCTCGAAGGCTGTAAAGGCTTTCACGAGGTTCTGACGGCCAGAGTTTAACTCCTGCTCCACTTGGACCTTCAGGCTTTCGGCCTGTTTTTTGGTTTCCGTGGCAACTTGGAGTCGCTTTTCGATTGCTCCTTCACCAGAATAGGCACGTTTCAAGTCAGCGAGCGTTACTTCTCGACCCTCTCCATCTACTGTCACCGGGATAAGCGTATCGTCGGTTAGTTGGAACGTCTCGAAGTTTTCATCATCTTCATTGTCGGCGTCATCGGTGGCGGTGGCGTCTGACTCGGACTGTGAGTCAGAAGTCTCAACTTGGTCTTCTACGCTATTGTCCGCAGCGTCAGCGGTAGTCTCCTCCTCCTTTTCAGGGTCAGCGGAGACGATCATGGAGGCAGCAATGTCGTCCATCGACATTTTGCCAGTAGGTTGTCCGGCTTCAAGAGCCATTAGCTTTTCCTCTCATCGACCTGCCTTGCGATATTGCGAAGCGTTGCTCGAATTTCATCCACAGCCCTGACTTTGGCGTGGATGTGAGTCATCCTTACAGTATCTTGACTATCAACGGAACAAAATTCTGCAAAAGCCTCTGCAACCATCTGGTTGGTGATGTCGGTGAACACCGAATCCTCAAGCAGTTCGCGGGCGCGGCGGGCTTTTGTGAAGGGATCAGCCATTCATCATCACTCCAGCAGGAGGAATTGTGTTTGCTGACTGCGTGGCCTCCGCTGGGGTGGCGGGAGCGGGCGGGGGCGTGATGGGTTCAGGCACAGGCGTGTCGTAAGGAGCCATCCTGACTTTTTCCTGCTCCAAAGCGATCTTCTGCTTGTCGATGGATGATTTGGAGGCAGCGATTTCGAGGTCTTGTGCCATCTTGTCGCGTTCCAGATCGTCCTTGGCAGCAAACTCCAGTGCGCGGATTTGGTTGTCCAGCGCCAGACGGCGCTCCTCTAGCATCGAAGTGACGTAGAGTTCGCGTTCCTTGAGTTGTGCCTTGATTTTTTCGGCTTCGATCAGCGCAGTGCCGGGGTCAACCACGGGCTGCTGGTTCTCAGCGGCCTGTTGGGCTTGCTGTGCGAGGACTTGCTCGACTTCCGGCGTGACAGGGGAGAAGTAGCGGCTGACGTTGTAGATGCCATACAGCTTCGTCATGTCTTCGAGCGTGTTGTAGATGTTGCGGTAGGTCACAATGGGGTTGGACGGACCCAAGGTGGCAACAATCTCTTTTTGCTGCGCTAGGACGCCCTGTAGGCCCGCCAGCTTCTCTGTTGCCTCGCCAGTGCCTAGACCCACATTGGCCCGCATATACAGCGTAGGATCGAACATGGCGGTGTCTACGGGGACGTAATCGCCGTTCACTTCCATGATCTGGTCGCGCGGCATATGCCACATGGACAGTTTGAGGATGCCGTTGAAGACAGTCTTCAGGCCCTCTGCAATGTTGCGGGCCATAACTTCGATCTGGCCTTGCGACATCTGGATCGTGTTCATAGCGGCTTCGCGGGTCGTGGACTGCAAGGCATCGTGGTCGATGCCCATTGCAGCGCCAGTGACGCCGACTTTCTGCTCAGTGTCTTGCTTGAGGAACTGCAAGAGCGGAAGCATGGACGAGATGGTGGACTGAACCCCAATTTCTTGGATTTGTCCTGCTGCTTTCACACGAATTGGAGCGCCTACAGCGGGGTTCAGCACATCATCCATGTTCACGAGCGTGTCATGGACGGCTAGGCGGCGGTTGTTTGAGAGGTGGGCGTTGTCAACTGTCGCGCGGATGAGCGAGGTCATTGTGTCTTGTTCTTGGCGCACAACGTCAAAGATGGACTTGCCGAATACAGTGTTTGGTTCGGGGTCGATTGAAATCAGGCCGAATGGGACTTGTGAAGCGCGTTCATGCTGTAGAAGTTCGTAATTCGTGCCGCCTAGCCAGAAGCGGTATAGCTGCGGGATGCCTGTGCCGTCAAGATCGTAGCGAGCGTAGCATTCTGTGATGAGGACGAGCCGCATCATGCGGTCCATCGACTCCTGCTCCGTAACTTTCATGTAGCCACGGCGATATTCTGACTCGCCCGCTCCTGCGTAGAGTTCGAGGTCGATTGTGTCGAGGTTGTCGAGTTCGTCAAACGGAAGGCCCATCGCCACAGCATCGCCCACCCGCATTTGGCGGCGGTGGCCGATGACACGAGCGTCTTCGACGCCGGAGGCGTTTTCGTCGATGAAAAACTCCTCCAAAGGCACGTTTTCGACACGAATGGAGCCATTTTTGACGTAAAGTGCGATTTCTGCGTCAAAAAGTTGGATTTGAGTGCCGTCCGGCGAGATAATGACGGGCTGCGCCTCGGAAGGCGTCACGGACATAATCATCGCGTCAGGACGAGAGGATATTCTGTCCAGTTCGTCGGTCGGAATGGCAGTTAGGTCGATGTATTTGACTTCTGTGGCGTCATCGAACCAGAATTTCATCACCCCTAGCTTCTTCAGCATGGAGTTTTGGATGCAGTCATACAAAGAGCGGTAGCCGTTTGAGCGGAAGAACAGCGAATTGACGAATTTGGACTGCTGCGCCGCCAAAGCTGCTGACTTTGCGCCGTTGGGGACAAACTCGACGATAGTGTCTGCTTGCAGGAAGATACGCATCAAGGACGGGCGGGCAGAGCGGATCGCATCCCGCACTGTCGTCATCACGACTTTGGAGCGGCCATTGACAGTTTGGATGTCAGTCAGGCCATCGTAGTATTTTTGAGCAGTTTCCCATCCGGGCATGAACTGCTCGTCGATGAAGTTGACGGCAGTGTTGACCAGTGCGCCCAGTTCGTGGGCTGCGTCATCAACAGAAATGGTCTGATCGTCAGCCGGAGGAACCGCGCCGTCGATGTTAAAAAGGTCTTCAGCCATTTTCTGCCCTCAAAGTCAGCGGTTGTCTACGATGTCTACAAGAATCTGTGACTTCGACTCTGCGACTACGGCGTGTTTCACATGGTTGATCTTCGCGTAGTATGCGCTGGCCTTGTTGTTCGGGCTGGGCGGCGAGATCGTGACGGCCATTAGCTTTTACCGACTTTGCCGTTGGTACGCATGGCTTCTGCAACAGTCTTTTTGACGATAGCTGACTGCTTCACAGGGTCCATCTTCTGCTTACCATCAGACGAAAACATTCCGCCGCTGGTGGGGGGAAGAATTTTCGGGAAGGGGTTCTTTACGCCGCGAATAGGCATTTTTGCCTCCAAGTTACAGGTTCAGTTGCGATACTCTACCAGTTAGGCAGCTTTTGGTCAACGAAGGCTCACACAAGTCCGGGCGCAGCCCACTGAAGCGGCTTCTTCCAGCTATTTTTGCCGTTGGATCGACCGACTGCAATGGCCCCGCCGCCAGCGAAAGTCAGGCAAAGTGCGTCAGCCAAGTTAGGCGATCTGACTCCGCGCTGCTTCATCGCGCCCTTTGACTCGACATCTGCCTTACCAGTCGATGTGAAGATCGCTTGTGGCTCCGCCAATTCCGACATCAGCTTTTCAGTCAGGTCAAGTTCTTTGGGCAAGACGACATTGCGCTGCTCCAGCCATTCCCTGACTGCGTACCACAATTCCGCCCGCAACCGCGTGAAGCGGTCTTTCATGGATGGAGACTCAGCAACGTTAACATCAACAGCAGGAAGCCCAAGCTCACGAAGGCGGTCAGCCACACCAGCACCCAGACCGATGGAATCGACGAAGATGGATTCCGGCCTGTCTTTGTCGGCGGTGCGATCCCAGCGTTCTTTAACACGGCCTGTGACGCGCATGAGGTCGGCATCGTACCATTCGATGAGTTCTTCGACATGGTTGTCTGCTCGGATGCAAAAGCCTGTTGGATCGCCTCCGCGTCCGGGGTCCACACCCCAAAAACGCTCCGCGCCGCGTAGGAGGTCAACGTCTCTGCCCCATGCGCCATCAATCAACTCCTTGGGGATTACAGTGTCGGCAACGCTTTCAGGAAATTCGCCTAAGACTTTGTAGCGGTAGGTGTTCGAGCCTGTGCCGTAAGTCAGGGCAATGTTGTCAACGAAATCCTGCGTCACACGCGAGGAATCAAAAGACGACACTTGCTTGGTGAACCATTTGTGCTTCAGCAGAGTGTGCGTTTTGTGAAAGTATCCAGTCGGTCGCGTTGGGTTGCCGATCAGGATGAAGATAGAACCAGCCGATGACATTGTGCCTTCTGCAAACTCAAACACGATGTCCGGCACACCGCTTGCTTCGTCCACAATCGCCATCACATGACTTGCGTGGATACCCGCCAAGGCTTCAGGCGAGTCAGCGCGGGCTGTTCTGAACGAGATAAAGTTGTTGTCGCCGCCCGGAACGCGCCTGATGCGGTCCTCAGTCATCTCAATCTGGACGCGCAGGAAGTCAGGAAGTTTGGCGATCCACCGCTTCGTTTCTGGAATCAAGCCGTCCTTCAACTGGGAACTGGACGGAGCAGTCACAGGAATCTTTACGTCATCACGGAACAGCAAGTAGTGGATGGACAGCCACGCACATAGCGCAGTCTTGCCCACCCCGTTCCCAGATCGAATTGAAATTCGCGTCTCACCGCTGTCCAAAGCAGCCATCGTCTCGCGCTGCCAGTCTTCGACTTTCTCGACGCCCAAAATCTCAGTGACGAAGAAGTAGCGGTCAACAGCACACCGCGCCACTAGGGCAGAGTAAAGATCGTCTTCTTCACTCACTTCTTCTTGCCGGACTTTTTGCTCTTACAAGCCATCTTCTGTCTCCTCAGTAGGGTCTTCGAAGTCCTTGCGGTCCCACGCTATGCACACGCGCAAGTCATGGCAAATGAAGGCCAACTTCGTGCAGTAGCCTCGTGATCCGGCTCCAACATCAAACTTGTTCATCGGAATCGCCAGCATTTCTGCCTTCGTCTCAGGCGTGTTGTCGTAGTATTCGCAGTTTGAGCAAAGCTGACGCCGCGCTTCCTTCTCAGAGATCAACAAGGCAGCGGCCATCTCGCGCCAATAGTCCTTGTTGGCAGTCGGCATATTGCTTGGAGCCAATGGCCCCAACATCCAGTTGTCGATGGCATTCTGAGTGTTCTTGGAGTTCTGACTGGCAGAGATCACAATCTAGCCTTTCGATGGATGCCTACGCCCAACTGGCATTTGTGGGCGGTTGGGCGTAGGACTTTGCGAGCAACAGGGAGGACTGGTGCAAGCGCAGAATACAAAACTCGGCTACCCTAGTCAATCTTTCTTCGCTGACTTCGCCCCTTGCAACTCTGGCAAGTTCAGCGTCCCCGCCAGCAGACGCAAGTGGTGCGGCAAGGCTCCTGCAACCTCAGAGGTCGAGTCAGCCAATTTCGCTTCTGCACTGACAGTCTCAACGCGCCCATAGGCTCGTGTGATCGCCATCTCAATCAGCGCCATCTGATTGCGTGGACCCATCCCATTCCACTTCTCCTCGTCGTTCAACATCTCGAACATCTTGAGGACAGCACGGCGTCCGTTCTCTTTCAGCAACTTCGCGCTTGCAGCGTCTAGCGCATACCTGTCGTGGACAGCAGCCTTGCGGACCTGATCTTCCGGCGACTGCGGCACAACAGTCAGTTTGGCATTCGGCAGTGGGCTATCTGACATGGTTCCCTCCAGTTCCCAAAAGTATAGCGACAGAATGCTGGTGTGTCCACTGGGGACGTAGCGCCAGCGTAGTCCACCTGTAGTGGACTGCGCGTAGGGGATAAAGCCACGCGCATAGGGCATATGGCAATAGCGCGTTCGTTCATAAAGCCTCGCCCGCGATATTGCGCCGAAATTACGCCGGCAAATTTTGTGGTGCGGTTTCGCCCTCAAAGTGAACTACTACTTAGTAGTTCAAAATTTTGCAGCGGAAAATTTTTGAGGTCGCTGACTTGTCCTGACTTGCCCTGACTTTGGCTGACTCACGCTGACTCGACGCATGAAATTTATTGCGAAAAAGTAAAAAATACGAGGTAGCAGCCTGTTAGGGTGTCAAAATAAAACTGCCCCGCCCGCCGCCACCCCGTGGGGGGGTCGCGCGTCAAAGTCAGCCCTGACTCGGCCTAAGCCCTTGAAATTGCTACATATTCCGTTGCCCTGACTCGGCCCTGACTGGACGCCGCGCATCGCCTGACTTGGTTCAAGGTTGAACCATTTTGCCGCCCTGACTTGGCCCTGACTGGCCCGCCGCCGCCCGTTGCGTGGCCCTGACTGGCCCGCCGCCCGCCGCCCTGACTGAGGCCTTGCGCGTGATGCGAGGGCGGGCGAGGGCGGGCGAGGGCGGGCGTGATGCGAGGTTAGCCCAACCCTATGACTTGCATAGGCAATGCCAACCCATGACCTGACTTGAGTAGGCCATGCCTATGCGGTGCTTAGGCTTGGCCTATCCATGCCCTCTGCCTGCATGGGCTATACCTATGCGGTGCTTAGGCAATGCCGAATTAGGCCAGATCGGGGGCTTTTGTTCGATTAGTGATAGTAAATCCCGACTTTTGCTGCCTATCCATTGCTTAGGCCAGACCTAATGGCCCGCAGAGGCCCGCAGAGGCCCGCCAGAGGGCCAAGCCGCTTGGCCTAGGCCTACCCCTATCCCAACCCTGACTTTGCGTTTTGCAGGGTTTGTGCGCGTCTCTGGCCCCTATCGCCCCGCCGCCCGTTAGATCACGCCTCACCGCTTGGCCTTGGGCTGGAAACGTCAGCCTGATGTGGCCCGCCGCCGAACTCGCGCCAGCGTGGGCGGTGGCTATAGGCCACCGCGCGTGGGGATAAAGCCACGCGCGTGGCGATATTATGGCATTGCGCGCGAGGACGTTCTAACCTATTGAAATTGCTTGGTTATTTTCGGTGTTTTTTGGGGTCGATCTTACAAACCATTGAAATCATTAGATAAAATGGACTTTGTCCAGGCGTTTTATGGGGGCTTGACTTGTCAATCTTGACTTTGATATTCAGGGGGCGGGCGATGTTGCCCGACCTGCTAGGATTGACTGAAATGCACCTGACCAATGCCGATAGGGCCAGCTTGCGCCGCTTGATTGCGGCGCATCCTGACTGGCCCGCCTACCGCCGTTTGCACGGCGTCGACACCTCAAGCCTTGGCGCTGCACGCGCCCTTGAAGTCGCCCGCCACCTTGGGATTGACACCGCCCACATCACAAACAAAACAGAGGACACCGCCGCCATGACAACGACCCCCACAGCCCCCGCTGGCCTTTTCAACACGACCCGCCCCGCCGCCGCGCCCGCCGTTATGCGGCCCGCCGCCAGCGCCGCCCCTAGCGTCCAGTCAGCAATGGATGCGCTGATGGCGGCGCTGACCGCTCAACAGGGCGACACCGCCGCCCTGACTGACCTGACCGCCCGTGTCGAATTGCTGGAAAGCGCCGCGCCCCGCTTGCTTGTGGTAAATCAGGACGGGGCGGCGTGGGGCGCAGAACTGCCCGCCAGCCGCCACCCAATGCTGGAAACGCTCATTCTGACTGTGGCGGCGCGTGACATCGCGGGCCACCGCATAAACGCATGGTTAGCGGGGCCAATGGGGTCAGGCAAAACGACCGCCGCCCGCATGGCGGCGGAAGCCTTGGGGCTGGCCTTCGCCCCGATGGGGGCCATGTCGCAAGCGTTCGAACTGATGGGCTTTGTAGACGGCGGCGGCGCATATCACACGACCCCTTTTGTTGAGGCATACCGCAACGGCGGGCTTGTGCTGTTGGATGAACTGGATAGCGCCGACCCTACCATAACGCTGATCTTGAATGGCCCGCTAGACAACGGGCGCATGACCCTGCCCACTGGTGAGGTGATCCACCGCCATCCTGACTGTGCCATCATTGGCGCTGGCAACACGCATGGCAACGGCGCAACGGCGGAATATGTCGGGCGCAATCGCCTAGACGGCGCTTTCCTTGACCGCTTTGCTTTTCTGGATTGGGCCTACGATGAGGCCCTTGAAACGGCGCTGGCGGGCAATGCCGATTGGTCGGGGCGCGTCCAAGCGGCCCGCCGCCGCGCCGCCAAAGCGGGCCTTAAAGTCGCTATCACGCCCCGCGCATCAATTCGCGGCGCGGCGCTTATTCGTGCGGGGCTGGCCCCTGACGCCGTGGCCCGCATGACTTACTTGCGCGGCCTGACTGACGCCCAAATCCAGCAAATTGAGGTGGCCTAAATGTTGCGCTTTGACCTGACCGCCCCCAATGGCGACCCCATCCCATGCGCCCGCTTTGACGCGCCAGAGGCGCTGGCGGCCTATCTTGCTGGCCCCGTGGCGGCCTATGGCACGACCCGTTGGGGCGACGACGAAATGTCATTCTATGGGGCCGACCGCGCCGACACCTTGCACCGCGCCCTTTTGGGCGATGTCAAGCGGGTTGCGGCCTCTGACGCCTTGCTAGACCGCATGGAAAGCGCCGTGGGCTTTGAGGCGCGGCGCTGGCGGACAGTCGATTGCGTGGCGGGCGGGTCGCCCAATGTTCCCGCTTTTCTGGCGGGGTCGCCCATGTCCATGCGCCGCCGTGTCCGCACAATGGACACCGCCGCCCCGCTGACGATTGCGGTGGAAATGACTGTAAGCGCCAACGCAAAGCCCGCTGAGATTGCCCGCCGTGGCGCGGCGGCGCTGGCGCTGGCCCGCATTGCCGCCGCCGCCCGCCCTGTGACTTTGTGGGCCTTTTACGGGGCGCAAAACTACGGGCAGAACGCCGCTTTTGCGGTCAGGATTGAGACGGCCCCGCTGGACCTAGCGCGGGCCGCTTGGCTACTTTGCTCACCAGAGGCTTGCCGCCGCGCCGCGCTTTCGACTTGCTGCGTGGTCGGGGGCTGGCCCACAGAGGGCGGCGGGGCGCAATGGATGGATGACCACGCCGCCACAATGGCGGCAATCCTGCCCACGCTGACGGGGGCCACTGACTTTGTGAGTGTGGCGGGCCTCAACACCACAGAGGGCCGCGAAGCCTTCGCCAGCGACACGGCGGCGGCGGCGTGGGTCGCATCCATGCTGGCGACCCACGGGGCGGTTGAGCGGGCCGCATAGGCCCGCCGCCAGCCCGCCGCCCTGACTGGCCCGCCATTGGCGGGCCTATTCTTTCGCCCTGCCCCTGCCCGCCGCCCTGCCCGCCGCCAGCACCTGACTGGCCCGCCGCCAGCACCTGACTGGCCCGCCGCCCTGCCCCTGCCCGCCGCCAGCACCTGACTGGCCCGCCGCCCTGCCCCTGCCCGCCGCCAGCACCTGACTGGCCCGCCGCCAGCCCGCCGCCGCCAGCACCTGACTGGCCCGCCGCCGCCCTGCCCCTGCCCGCCGCCAGCACCTGACTGGCCCGCCGCCGCCCTGCCCCTGCCCGCCGCCAGCACCTGACTGGCCCGCCGCCGCCCTGCCCCTGCCCGCCGCCAGCACCTGACTGGCCCGCCGCCAGCCCGCCGCCGCCAGCACCTGACTGGCCCGCCGCCCTGCCCCTGCCCGCCGCCCGACCGCCGCCCGCCCGCAGCCCTGACTTATTGACTTGATATTTAAGCAAGAATAGCAAGAAAGAAGAAAGAAAGACGCTTGACAAGATAGTAAGAAAGGCTAGACTATAAGGACGAAACTGCTAGACCCAAGAAAGGGGCAAGACCATGAAAGACCTGAAAGAGTTTCTAGAATTTATGTCGCGGCCTTATGTTTTCGTGCCGTGGATCATCGTTGTTGGCCTTATTGGTTACGGGCTGGGGAGTGTCGGGCTATGAGCGATTACAACGGATGGACCAACAAGGAAACGTGGCTAGTCAACCCATGGCTGGGCGATGACTTCGCACAGAGAAGCGAAGAAGGCGAGATTGTGACCGCCAGCTTTATCCGCGAGACTGTCGAAGAAATGTGCGAGACAGAAACCAAGAGTGTGGAAGGCCGCTTCCTGCTTGATCTGTTGAACTGCGCCCTTGGCGCGATCAATTATGACGAACTTGAGCGCCATTATGAGCCAGTGGAGCGCGAAGCATGATGCTTTTAACCAAAGCGAACCTAGCGCGGCTGCGCCGCAACGCTGAAGCCAGCGCCGCCGCTATGGGCGAGGACTTGGGGCATCGCCCTGTTGTCAAGCTGTTCACCCCGTGGGGCAGCGCCACTTGGCTTCTGTCAGAACTGGACCAAGACGGCATAGCCTTTGGGCTGTGCGATCTGGGCATGGGCGAGCCTGAATTGGGCTATGTTGACTTGGACGAATTGACTGCGCTGCGCGGCCCCTTTGGGCTGAAGGTGGAGCGCGATTTGTGGTTTAAGGCTGACAAGACGCTGACTGAATACGCCGATGCGGCATATATGGCGGGGAGTATTGAAGCATGAGCGCCGACGATAAACTGCAAACTTTTGTGGTGTGTGTGACGCAATATCGCGACTACGAAATCACTGTGAACGCGAAAAGCGCGGATGACGCCGAGGTTGAGGCGTTGCAGCGGGTCAAACAGCACGGGGTTGACGCTGTGGGCATCCTGACTGCCAGCAGCATTGAGGCATGGGACATAGAGGAGCGCGGGGAATGAGCGCCGCTGACAAGATGGCTGAAATGGTAAGCGCAGGGGAAACCCTGCGCGATGCCGCTGGCAACACCTACCTTGTGCGCGGCTTTTTGGGCCACGGCGCTGGGGCTAAGATCAAACTGATGCGAAACCGCGATGAGGCAGAACGCGAAGTGAGCGCCGATGTCGCTTGGGCGATGTGGGCAGAAGGCAACCTGTGGAAAGAGGGCAAGAAATGAAATGGCTACCCGTGTTTAAGGCTTTGAGTAAGAAAGCACCCCGCGTCTACATCACCGACCAGCGGACGCCTGAACAAGAGGCGATGCACAAAGAACAGTTGGCTATCCAAAGTCAGCTTGGTTTTGAACGGGGCGACACCCACCAAAACTGGCTGCGGATGCACCAAATCCTGTTGGATCACGAAAAGCGCCTGACTGCGCTGGAGGGCAAGAAATGACCAACCGCCTAACGCATTGCCAATGCGGGTGCATCTACACTGAGGTGCGCTGCCCGAATTGCCACTATAAGACGCCCGCCGCCACCATTAAGCAACTGGAGACGGCGCTGGAGAAGGCCAAAAAGGCGCTGCGAAAGATTGCTGACTTTTCTGAGGCTGATCCAGTCAAATACATTCAAGGCGTGGACGCCATTGCGCTGGACGCGCTGGCAGAACTGGAAGGTGAACTGTGAAACTGTGGCACATGAGAGGGCCAGAACTGGCCGACCCCGCCGAGCGCCATGCGCTGCTGGCTGACTTGGTGGAAGAACTGCAAGACCGCGAGCCGGAATTGCTGGATTTAATCCGCAAGATGCTGGACATGACTGAGGCGGTCGAGGTCGAACTAGGTGGCGTGATAAAAGAGCTGCGCGACCAGATCGACGAATTGGAAGACGAGGCCGAATATTGGCAAGACAGGGCAGGAGAATGACCCTGCCCCTGACGCAAGAGCAGATCAAGACCGCCCTGACAGTGCAGGGCGGTCGCATCGTATGGGCTGCAAGAACGGCTGACTTCTACGCTTCCAGCTTTTCCAACGCTTACGACCCAGAGGGGGCCGCAAGACATTGGAACAAGAATAGCGCCGGAAAGGCCCCAGCATGGCGATACGACAAGATAAAGGCTGACTTTACTTGCACCGCAATGCTGCGTCAGGTAAGCCTGAAGGCAGCTTGTGCCGCGCTAGGCATCAGCTACGAAAAACAGACCCTGACAGTGGCACAAGAGCAAAAAGACAAGAGGGAAGATACTGCGCGGGACGTAGTGCTGCGCTGCGTCGAACTGTCTGGCGGTGTGCCAGTATGGCGCACAAGAACGCGAGACAGCCACCCTAAGACCAGCCAGAGCGTCCTAGATGACTTCAATTCTAGGTATGCTGGCAAACAGGTGAAGCCCCGCAAGGGGATTTACAAGATCAGCTATAACCAAGTCAGCGAGGCCCAGTTGCGGGCTTGGCTAGAGGAGAAACCATGACGATGAACAAGACCCCTGCAAAGATGCAGACCTACCTAAGCAAGCTAGACGCGATGGGCCTAAGCCAAGTCAGGCTGCTGATCCCGCAAGAGGCCGAGGCAGATATGCAGCAGATGGCGGAAGCCACGCGCTACAAGTATTTGCAAGGCATCGTGCGGAATGCAGATGACGCCGACCCGCGCCTAGCCGCACTGGCCCAGAGCAATCTGGCTGTCGCAGTAAAGCAAGACACTGTGGCAAGTTGGCGCAAAGCCCTGACTGCAAGTCAGCATATACTTTTTGATAAAAAGGTCTTGACCATGCAAGAGCATTGGTCGAATATGGTAATGGCATCCGCCCGCGCTTCGATGCGGGATGACCCAGAAGCACTACGGCATAGGGCCGAGGCGGCGCTTGCCGCTATCGCCTACAAGAGCGCAAAAGATGACCTGATGCGCTACGTCAACGAGGCTACGGCCTAACAAAAAAGGTATCTGCTATGACCGACGACATCCTGATCGAACTTGGCCCCGATGACAGCATCGTGGACTTTGCCCACAAGATCGCTGACCAGCTTTTTGAAAGCCTACGGCTAGAGGTGACAGAGATTGACCAAGCCGCCGAGCCGTTCATCAAGGCGCGGTTTGGTGAAGACGCCGCCAGCTTCTTGCTGTTGGTGCTAGGCCACCTTGCTGCGGACATGACGCGCTATGCCTCTTACATGGCTGCTGGCATCTATATGTGCGCTGGAACTGAGGACGCGGAAGGAAACCACGGGCTGGCTAAGGCTGCTGTGCAAGCGTTGCTGCGCGACCAGAAGAAGGCGGCGCAGTTGGGGCTGCTGGCGGCGGAACTGCGGTCGGAAGAAATTGTGGGGCAACTGGACGCTGGCAAGGATATGCTGGCTGAACTGCTCAAGAAGCACAAAGGGGCGGCGCACTGATGATGACGCCCTTGCCAACCCAGATCGAAGACGCTGACTTTCTAGTCAGGCAGCGCCGGGCGTGTCTGTTTTCAGAACCCGGCACTGGCAAGACGCTGACTGCCTTAGAGGCATGGAAGCAAGTAGGGGGGCGGCTCGTTGTAGTCGCCCCGCCTATCGCCCTTGGAATGTGGGCCAAGAACATCGAAGGCCACTGCGGCAAGCGTGTGCAGCGCATCAAGAGCGGCAGAGACAAGATCGACCCCAAGGCTGACGCCTATGTCATGTCCTACGCTATGGCTGGCAAGTTTGCCTTGCGGCCCGATGTGCTGGTGCTGGACGAGGCGGACGCATTGAAGACGCTATCGTCTGAGCGCACCAAAGCTATTTTCGGGGTGCGCTGCAAGATGGACGAGTGCCTAGCTGATGGCGTCCCTTACGTTTGGTTTCTGACGGGGACGCCAATCCGGCGCTATGCTGACGATCTATATCCCGTGCTGCAAGCGTTCTGGCCCAATCTGCTACAGCATTACTTTCGCATTACCTCGCTGTCTGGCTTTCAGCAACAATTCTGCGTGACGCAGATGCGGCGCTTTCATCCGCGCCAGCCCATGAAAGCGACAGTCATAGGCAACAAGAACGAAGACCAACTGCGGGACTTCATCTACGGCAACAAGATCGCTGTCCGGCGCACGATGGCGGACGTTGCGGCCTATATGCCGCCCCTGACTATCCGCCAAGTCATTGTGGACTTCAACAACAGTGAAGAACTGCGTGAGGCAACAGGCGAGGCAGTCTACGCTGGTGAGGCTGACCCGATTATGGCGAAGGCCCGCAGACTGCTTGGCGTAGCCAAGGCAAACCATGTGGCAGAATATGTCTACGATGTCTGGGAGCAACTGACTTGCCCTGTGCTGGTGCTGTATTGGCACAAGGACGTAGGCAACGCGCTGGCGGAGCAACTCAAAAGCAAGAACCAGCTTTTGACCATACGCAAGATCGACGGCGCGACTTCGCAAGACAAGAGGGCCGAGGCAGAGGCAGACTTCAACGCGCAGCATTGCGACATTCTGCTGGGCCAGATCGCCTCTATGGGTGTCGCCATCAACTTGCAGAAAGGCAGTCACTACGCTGTCTTTGCGGAGCGCGATTGGTCCCCCGCAGCCCAAGAGCAAGCCCTGCGCCGCCTCTGGCGCTTGGGGCAGGATACCCATGTGCAGATCGACATCTGTGAGGCAGAGCATCCGATGGACGAGGCTGTAGGCATGGTGGTGACGCGCAAAGGCAAGTCAGCCACCAAGATCATCGACTAAGGGAAGTAAGAATGCGAGTCAGAGTAAGAAGCGATATTTACAAGTCAGTCAAAGAGGTCGCAGAAGCCTTCGACATGACAGAAGAAGGCGTCTACGGCGCAATCTCACGGGGCAAAGCAGACTTGATTGGTCTGGGGCAAACTAAGCCAAAGAAAGTCGTCATTGGCCCCGTCGAATTTCGGTCTATGCGTTCAGCCAGTGAGGCACTAGGCTTACCGCGCAAGGCATATGCCGACATCATCAGTCGCGGTGGAGCAAAAAGAAAAGCGATGCTAGACGAGGCCATTGCCCGCTTTATTGAGAAGGTAACGCAGCCATGACTACAGCTACAATCAAGCACGTTATCATCAGAAGTCACGCTGCCTATAGCAGTTCTGACATACCAGAACGATCCGTAAGTCTGACTTGTCCACCTTGGGAAAAACCTGATGCAGAGCATACAAGTAAAGCTGTTAAACTCGCTCAAGCGCGCAAAACAGTTGCTCTCGACACAGAGAGACAGCGAGTTAAAGGCAAGTCTGGAAGAGATTGAGGACTTGGTAAAAAGGCTCTTGCGCGGTGACAGATGACTGCGCTAGGACTGTGGTCTGGGGGGCGCATCCAAGCGGCAATGGACGTTTTGAAGCAATGGTAAGTTGACGGACTGCGCTACGGCCCAATCAATAGTAACCAAGCCCCCCGACGAATTTGGAGAGAACGATGGCTTCTGTGCGCGAGAATATCCTAAGTCAGGCAGCGGATATAACAGCGGGCGACCGCGAGAAAGACTACGGCGATCCGCACGACAACCTGACTAACATGGCGCGGCTCGTCCAAGCCTACCTGTTCGGAAAGCACAGCATCGAAGTGGACTTGGACTCTGAGGACATGGCTTGGATCATGTTGCTACTGAAAGTTGCAAGGTCGTCTACAGGTTACAAGCACGACAACTATGTGGACGCCGCAGCCTACGCCGCCATCGCTGGCGAATGCCGAAATACTATCAACGATAGGGCTTGACAGCCTACAGACTACCGCACTACTCTATATCCAGACAAACACACACGACACGTTAACTGCTATGACCATGACCAGCGCACCATCGCATCGGCCCCATGTTCAGTCTGTGTTTGTCCTAACGCAACTGGAGGGCTAAATGGCAATCGACCTATTCAAGTATATCGAAGAAGGTGTCGCGCTGAACAAGTCGGCGTGGCCTTTGCACGGAAGCACGGACGAGTTTCTTGATCGCAATGCGGTCCTGACCGCTTCCGAAAATCTGCGCTGCTTGCGCGAACTGAAGTTTTCCAAGACCACACCCCGCGAGAGCGACAAGTGGGGCATGGCAGAGCGCGGCCACGCTGTCGAGGCTTGGGTGGTCGAGCAACTGCGCCGCGCCATGCTGCTGCCCATGTTTGCTGGGGACGAACAGCGGTCCTTCCTGCACGACGAGAGCGGCCTGTCTGGGACGCCTGACGGCCTTGTGATGGTGGATGGCAAGTGGATACTGCTGGAGTTTAAGTCAGTCGATCCGCGCACCAATCTGGAAGCGATGACGGCCCCCAAGCCGCAACACGCCGCACAGGTGCAGCAGAATATGTGGCTGCTGGCGATGCACAACTACCCCGTCGAGGAAGCGATGGTGCTGTATGTGGACGCCTCTGACTTCCAGCGGCACAAGCAATTCAATGTGGCCTATGACGGCGGCGAGACAGCGCAGCGGGCAGAAATCCGCGCTGCGATCCTGTTCGACACAGATGTGATGGACTTGCCCGCAGAGGGCTTGACCAACAACGGCTGCACCTACTGCGCCTTCAAGGAGGAATGCAGTGTTATTCAGGTTGCCAAGGGCGAGAAGCGCAAGGCCGACAAGCCGTCGATGCCCGTCTTCGCCCCGCGCGGCATCACTGAGTCAGTCAGGGAATACGGCTCCATCAAGGAGCAGATCAAGGCTTTGGAAGCCCGCGCAGACGATCTGGCGGCTACCATCAAGGAGTATGCAACAGGAGAGAACCAGATGGAGTTCGACACTGCTGCCTACAGCGTCAAAGTCACGGAAGTGGCTGGGCGTAGGACACTGGACACCAAGGCTTACGAGAAGGCCACTGGGGTCAGTGCAGACGGGTTCTACAAGGTCGGCAAGCCGTCCGTCCGTCTGGAAGTCACAGCAAAACTAGACATATAGCCATAGGAGAAAACACATGGCAAACGAAGTTACCGCATCGCCGTTCGGCAAACCTGTCGCCCTAGTCAACGCTCAAGCGATGGCAGATGCAGTCACCGCATCCGCAGCGCAGGGGCAACTGGGCGGCGCACCTGACGGCTCCGTCTACCTCAACTTCACTGGTAAGCGCGGCGTCTACGAGTTCGGTAAGGACAAGGAAGACATCGACGCCAGCGAATTGTGGCTGGTGAACATCGCGTCCTTCGAGGATGGCTATGTTTGCTGGAAGGGCGGCAAGACTATCGCCACCCGCATGGCGAACATCTACAGCGATCAGCGCATTCCTGCGCCCGCCGCCGACGAGCAAGGCCCGTTCAACGCCTCGCAGGGTGAAGGCTGGTTTGCAGCGAAGTCGATGGTCATCAAGTCGCTGGAAGCAGACGACCGCCAAGGCTACTGGAAGATCAACTCAAAGAGCGGCGTGGCTGTCTTTGCTGACTTGCTCCAGCAAGTCGGTGAGCGCCTCCGCGCTGGGCGTCCGTCTTGGCCGCTGGTCAATCTGGGCAAAGAGAAGTTTGAAGCCCAAGGCCAGAAGAACTACAAGCCCGTGCTGACTGTCTACGGCTGGCTGTCTGACGCTGCCGTGTCTGAACTGGCGGCTGACGCTGAAGCAGACATCGACGGGCTGATCCGCTCGTCGGAAGGCGGAGGCGTTCCCGCTGCTCGTCGTCGTCGCGGCGTCCTGTAAATAAAAAATAGCCCCCAGTGACCAAACTGGGGGCTAAGTTAACCTCGGCAGGGAGGTAAGTCTGCTAGGACCAAGGAGGATATTAGTGCTATGGATAAGTCAGGTCAATACAAACTTGTGACCACGCACGAACAAGTGCAGCAAGTCATCAAAGAAATCACAGACTCAGGCGCAGTCCATGCGCTGGACTTCGAGACAACTGGGCTGCGGCCCCATGAGGCGAAGGTGCGTCTGACTTGCATCAGCGGCCCCGCTGGCAACTACGTCATCGACCACTTGCTGTGCAAGCCGTTCGCCTACTACGCCAACGCGCTGGCGGACGCCTGTCCGTGGGCGGTGTTTAACGCTGGCTTCGAGGGGCGCTGGTTCGACTTCGCCACTGACGGGCCGGACGTTGTGCTGTTCGATGTGGGCGTCATGTCGAAAGCGAAGCTGGGCGGTCGCCCTCTGTCGCTGGCTGACATGGTGCGGCGCGATCTAAGCAAAACCCGCGACAACAAGCACCTTCAGGTGTCTGACTGGTCGCAGAAGGAACTGTCGCTGGAGCAGTATGACTACGGCTTCGAGGATGCAGAGGACACCTACAACCTCTACACGATGTGGGCCGCTGCGCTGACAGCAGAGCAGATGGCGGGCTTCTACGTCCTGAATGACGCATGGCGCGGCACGGCGGAAATGGAAGACACTGGCATGACCATCGACGAGGAGCATCATAGCCGCCTCATCAATATGTGGTCAGTGCGGCGCGTGGTCGCTGAGAAGGTGCTGCGCCGCTACACCCCGCCGGACATCATTGAGAACCTACGCTCAAAAAAGCAAATCTCTGACTTCCTGAAGACTGTCATGGACGAGACAAGTCTACGGGCATGGCCCAAGACGGATAAGTCAGAGCAACTCCAGACTGACCGCAAGCAGTTGCGTCAGGCGTCCTTCCGTTCGCCATACCCATTCTCGCGCTGGCTGGCGGCGATGATCGTGTTCAACCGCGCAGACAAGTATCTAGGCACTTACGGCGAGACGCTGCTGACGAAGCAGCGGCTTGCTGGCCGTGTCTACGGGCGCTTCAACATCGCTCAGGCCGTCACTGGCCGCTACTCGTCATCGAGCCCAAACCTACAGAACATCCCGCGCAATCCGCTGGTGAGGCGATCCTTCATCGCTCCGCCGGACACAGAGATGGTGCTGGCCGACTACAGCGGCATCGAACTGCGCGTCTTGGCGGAAGTCAGCAACGACAAGCAGCTAAAGCAAGATGTGATCTTTGGGGACGTTCACGCAGAATCAGCCATCACGCTGTTCAAGGTCGATCCTGCTGAGTTTAAGGCCCGCCTGAAGGCCAAAGACCCCCGCGCTAAGGAGATGCGCTCAAAGGCCAAGGCATTCAGCTTCCAGCTTACCTACGGCGCTGGCAACGCTGCTCTGGCTATGGTGCTGCGCTGCTCTGACGGCGAGGCGGCGGAATACGTCGACAAGTGGGCGGCGCGGTATCCCTACGCCTATGCGCTGCGCTTCCAGATGTTCGATCAGATGAACGCCACAGGGCTGCTGCCTATCAAATCTGGCCGCACAGTCTACGTCCACAAGAACGAGCGGTCATTGCCAGTGGCGTCGAACTACCCAATCCAAGGCGCTGCCGCTGATGTGATGTATCGCGCTGTCACGCGCATGAGTTTCAAAGTCTACGAACTGCCGTTCAAGTCGCGGATGCTGGCGTCGATCCACGACGAATTGCTGATGCTGGCAGAGACGGGGCGCGGCGAAGAACTGCGGGAAATTATGGTCGAGGAGATGAGACAGGCTTGGTTAGACATTTTCCCTAATGCTGAGACGGCAAACCTATCGGAGAGCGCAGTCGGCCAATCGTGGGCGGCAAAGCCCTAAACACTACATCTTGTAGCCACTAGGGGCTGACCCCCCCATATTGTGTGGCTTCACAGATGCCTACAAAACGATCAATATCACAGTTCTGCTAAGGAGGACCACCATGTTCACTATCGGAGTTGACCCCGGATCGCCGCTGACTATCGGCGTCCTGTTGGAAGGCAAACCCTACAAATGCTACAGCGGCGAAGAAGTCGCTGTGCAGATCGTCAAGGCTGGGCGCAAGAGCGCCTCTTGGATCAACCAAGCCGCCCTGATTACCACGATCCTGCGGACGCTCAAGGCACTGGCTGCTGAACACAACTACCAGCCAATGGTCATCATTGAGCGCGTCACGATCCGCCCTAACGAGAGCCTGAGTGCTGGCGTCCCGTTTGTTGGGTCGATGTTCCTGACAGAAGGCATCTGTTCTGGGCTGAAATTGCCCTACAAGCTAGTGCCGCCGTCAGTCTGGAAGCCAGCGATGAAAATCCCTGTCACGCTTCAGAACCCCAAGGAGCCAGCACGGCTTCGTGCCATCGAAACGTGGCCGGACGATGCTGGCTACTTCGCCCGCAAACTTGACCACAACCGCGCTGAGTCGCTGCTGTTGGCAAAATACTGGGAAGACATTGGGTCGAAGCAATGAATATGCACCAAGTCATCACATCTGCTGACTTGATCGAAGCAGCACTGGACTGGGCTGAGATGGGCGTCCCTGTGTTTCCGACAGGAGACGACAAGCGCCCGCTGACCCAAAACGGCTTTTACGATGCAAGCACCAATCCAGATCACATTCGCAAAATGTTTTTGGATGCTGGGAGCCGTCTGCATGGTATCGGCGCAAGGATGGGGGAAGCCTCTGGCTTGTTCGCCATCGACGCCGACACCTACAAGGAAGGCGAGTCAGGCGAGGCGGCGAAGAAGTATGTCGCTTGGCTAACGCAGTCAGGCTTCATGCCCAAGACTCGCGTCCATGCCACGCGGAGCGGCGGACGGCACTATATCTTCTCGTCCGACACAGAGTTCCCCAACTGCAAGCCGTCCAAGGGCGTCGAGGTAAAGGGCGAGGGAGGCTATATCGTCGTTCCCCCCTCTCCGGGATACACTGTGGAGCAGGAAGGCGCTGTAGCGGCCTCTACGGGCCTCCTAGACCATCTCCGCTCCGCTAGGGTAGCCCAAGCCGCCACGCCCATAGAGGCGCTAAAGAAGAACATCCTGACGGGGGACGACTTCCACGACAGTCTGACCCAGCTTGCGGCCAAGTTGTCGTCTGCTGGCGAGCCTATGGAGTCTGTGCAAGCCACGCTGCTGGGGCTGATGAACGCCTCGGTCGCCGCCAACCCAAAGCACCCACGACACGACCGCTGGGAGCCTATCATGGCGGACAAGAGCGGCGAGTTGACGCGCATCGTCGGCAGCGGCCACTCGAAGTTCAACACAGTCTCGAAGACAGACGGGCTGCGCGATGCCGCCCCTGTCTGGCTGAAGGAAATGGCTGCGACTATGTTTCCGGCCACACGGATTGAGAACGCGCAGTTGCCCGTGGTGACAGCGGCTTCCTACGGCGATGACTTTCCGTTTGCGGGCAAGCGCGGCTATTTCGGCCACGAGAAGCTAGACGTTCTGACGGAGGAGTTCATCATGCACCCGATCTACCATGCGAGCGAAGTCACGCTGATTTCGGCTGATCCCAAGGCAGGGAAGACGCTGGTCAGTCAGACGCTGGCTATGCACATCGCTGCTGGGCTGAATTTTGACGATACGCTGACTGTGACAGAGCGCCGCCCCGTGCTGTATTTCGCTCTTGAAAGCCAGACCGCGATCAGGAAACGTCTAATGGCGTGGAAGAAATACCACGACCCAGCGGACGAGAAATACACAGATGAAAAGACGTTCCCGTTCTACACTGTCGAAGAAAGCATCAACCTTCTGGACGAAGCGGCGCGACTTAATCTCGTGGAGCAGATCAAGGCAGCGGATGCGTGGTGGCTGAAGAAGGGCGAGAAGCACCTTGGCGTCATAGTCATCGACACGCTGACTAAGGCAATGCCCGGAGGCGACCAGAACAGCGTGGAAGACACATCGGCGGTGTTCGATGTCATCGCCAAAATCAAAGACGCTGGCATCAAGGCAGCGGTGGTCATCATCCACCACAACACCAAGAACGGCAGCGGACCGCGCGGTTCGAGCAACATTCAGGCCGAACCTGACACACTGCTGACTTTGACCAAGAACGAGGAGACTGACCAACTCGAACTGAAAATCTTGATGGCGCGGTCTATCGACGACGACAAGACGTTCCTGTTCGACATCGTGACTGAGAAACTGGGCATCAGCAATCAGGGCTACGAGATTACAGCGCCTGTGCTGCTTCCGGGGGCCAAGTCAGTAAACGAGGCAGCGGATGCTGCGTCTGAAATGCTGCGGATCGAAATGATGTATCAGCCGCTCTATGCCGCTGTCGCGGCCTATGGTGTCGGTATTGTGCCGTTGAAGCGGATGCACGAGCATTTGAAAGAGGCGCTGAAGGATACGAATTTGTATTCGAAGGCTACAAAGTTGCGGGCTGACGCCGCTGACTTGAGCGCCTTCTTGTTGGGGCTGTTCCCATCGACGGGCAAGAATGTCGCTGGCGGCTACAACGTGATGCTGGAAACAAAGGAGAACCGCTATGGTTCCCCTCTGGTCACGTTCTTCCGCATCTTCAAGCTAGAGGGCTGACTAGCGCGGTCCCTGCGCGGCGTTGAACATAGACGTTGCCGCCCCTGCTGTGGCAGCACCACCGCCGCTGGTAATGCGCGGAGGCGCAGTTCCGTAAAGATACCGCATGATTTCCACGAGCGCATCTTCAGCTTCTGGGCCTTGCTTTGCTGCGTAGTTCAGCATCTGGTTCTGGGTCTGCACAGTCCCTGCTTTTTTCGCTTCAACAGCGAGACGGCGAAGCGCACCTTGGGTTGCGCCTGAAAACAATCGGCCCATCATGCCTTGTCCAGCAACTGTGGTGACGTCAGCGGAATTAGCAAGAAGACGAGACGAACCCACACCTTTTGCATAGTCGTCGGACATTTTCATTCGTGCAGCATCAACGGCTTTTTCCGTTCCGCTGAACGCTTTGTAGCGTAGGGCAGCATCGTAGAGTTTATCTACTGCCGCGCTACCAAAGATTGTGTCCAGTTTCTGCGTAAAGGCGGCGTCAAGTGTCGGACCAATTTGGCGGGTAAACTTGACCGCGCCGCCTGACTTATCCAAAAACTTGATTTGGATTTCGTCACGAGCAGCGCGAGCGACTGCCTGTTTTTCCATGTCCGACATTTTTGCAAAGAGTTTTGCAAAGTCGTCGGCACTGTGCTTACCTTGAAAGACTTCCACAGCCAGTTTGTTGGCGTTGTCTACGGCAAACTCGTCGGCGTAAATTCTTGTTGCCGCCTTAAACTTTGGGTCTGCGGTCAGTTGACTGTTCAGCGCATTTTTTATTTCAATAGCGTCTGCTCTGATCCCTTTAGGGATTGCTTTATCCGGCGCAGAATTTGTTATCCGTTCATCGAAAGCCTGTTTCAGTTCGAGGGCTTCGTCCACAGTCAGGTCAGCTTTACCCGGAGTTCCGGCGTTAGTCATCTTACCAGCTTTGTTGTAGGTCGGCGGGCGGTAGCCAGTAAAGTTGTCGAGTTCAGCAAGGAAGTCAGCGCGAGCAGACTTTGCCGCGAGACTACCACCAAAGCCGCCGCGAATCTCGTCTCTCAAGTCAGCCACATTTACTGAAAACCCTTTAGTTCGCATATCTGCCAGTGCAGTATCATAATCAGCGCGAGCGCCTTCGATAATAGCCTGTCGATCTTCTGCTCGTGCTACTTTGCCGTAAGATGGGCCAATGGCAGCATCTAGATCGTCCATAAGAATGGCCCCAGTGTCACGGGCCACAACAGTATTTGCGATTAGGGGCGCGGACGCTTTTGCCGTGCGCGGGTTGACGGCTCCTGCGGAAATAGCCGACAAGATCGGATTCAAGTCAGCAATCGTCGCATTTGGCCCAAGAGCGCGTAGCTGCGCGGTTGCGTCAAGAATATCTACAGGGTTCGTCGCCTCGCGGCCTAGTCCAGCATTTAGCGGGCCACCAAACAATGTTTCTGACGCTTCGCGTTTAGCGGCATCTACAGCGGCCTGACCAGTCAGCGGAAACACCATGCCGCCTAGCATACCAAGCCCGCCGCCAAGAGCGGCAGACATTGTAGGGTCGCCTTCGCCTGTCGCGGCGGTTTGCCCAGCGCCTTGCCCAGCGCCAGCTACACCTTGACTTACGCCAGACCCAAGGGCGGTGGTTGCAAAATTTGGAAATAGTTTAGCAAGTCCATATTGTGCTGCTTTACCAAGGCCAAGCCCAGTTGCAACCGATGATGCTACTTCTGCGCCTGTAGCAGTGTAAGGAGCGTAGGCTTTGCGTTCTTGCGACACAGCCTGTTCTTTTGCTAGGTTCTGACCAAAGGACTGGCCCCCACCAGTGACAAAACCAAGTGCCGTGTCCAATGCTGACTGGACAACAGGGCGAATCCCCATTGTCGCGCCTTCCATAGTCGCACCAGCAGTCCGTGGGTCGGTCGCTATTGGATTAGCGCCTCCGGGCAGCATCACGTTCAGCATTGCTTGAGACGCTAGGTCAAAACCGCTAAGAGGGCGCTTTGCCGCTTCTTCTTGTTTCCGCTTATTTTCTGCGGCGCGGAAACGATTCATCTTTAGCCCTGCTTCTGGGACTTCTTGCGTTGTCTCCAGTAGCTTTGCTTTGCGCTTTGCGGCAGCGGCAGCGGCGGCAAGGGCAATGCTCATGTCGAGGCTAGTATCGGCCATCTTAGTTACCCCCACTATTCTGCTGTATGTACTTGGCTTGGTCGGCTGGGCTTAGTTCCGCCCATACGCTAGGCCACTGCTCTGCGGTGATACCATTTGGTACAGGCAAGTTAGCAGGAGGCGGCTCGAAGCTACCAGAGGCAGGAGGCTCTGCGCTGCCAACCACAGACCGATCAACCGGGCCTTGGTAGAGTTCGAAGTTTTTAGTCATCGTATTGATGATTTTTGCTGCTTCTGCGTAGGCCGGATCATTGGTCGGAAGGTCAGTAATTTCGCCCGCTTTCCACGCTTCTTTTACGTCTGGCGGGATACCCATCCAGTGCCGCGCAAACGTGTCTTCTGTGACGCCAAGTGTGTTTTGTCCAACTTGATAAGGCTGACCAAACTCGTCATAGCGCATCAGGTCTTTAGGCCCGTAAAGAGCATCCTTCGTGTAGTTCATCTGGAAGGCAGCGTCTTTAACAATGACTTCGCCTTTGAGGTCTTCTGGAGTAGCGAGACGCGACACAGACTCACCAAGTGCCTTCAAATCAAGGTTTGATACAGGAGTCAGCGTAACCCCAGCTTCTTTTGCTGTGATAAGAGCGTCAAACATGGACTGTGCGCCCAGCGTTCTTACTGTGGCAAGGAAAGAAGTGCGATCTGTCTGCTGAACAACCCCACCCAGTATGCCAGTATAGAGTTTACCACCCATACCAGTGGTCCAGAAGTCCAGACCATTTTTGAACACTTCTTGCGCCGAATTTTCTGCCACAGCAAACTGGCGATCAGCGTAAACATATTCTTTGCTGGCAAGTGCCGCAGCATCTGTTTTTGCTTTTTCGGCAGTGGCAACAGCGGTATCATAATCTAGTTGTGAGTTTTTCACTGCTTGTTCCGCAGCAGCTAGGGCGGCTTGCTTAGTCTGAGCGTCGACAAACTGGCTGCTTTTAGCAATTTGCAAGTCTACAGCAGCTTGTTCATTTGCAAGGTTGGCTGCTTCGACCTCAAGAGTAGCTTTTGCCTCTGCGGTCGGTGCGTTACCAATTTTTGTTTGGAGATCAAACTGTGCAGCAGCCAAGTCAGTTTTCTTTATCTCAAGGTCGACAGGCGCTGCCTCTGCTGCTGTAGCCGTTGCTTGCTCCGTAGCTGCTGTGCCAGCGATGGTATCGGCCAAGGTAGCAGTCTGCTGTGCAATGTCTCCCGGAAGCAGTGCTGCTTTCGCCGCATCATTTACAGAACCAAACATAGTTCCAAACGCGCCACCAACAGTTCCCGCAGGAGCGCCACCAGTCGCAGGAGCGCCGCCCGCCGCCGTAGGAGCGGTAGCAGGAACAAGGACCACTTGCCCATCTGGGCCTAGAGCATACTGCATATTCGGAGGAGCAGCAGGGCCAGTTGCAATGATATTACCTTGATCGTCGTAGCGGGCTTGTCCAGCCCCAAGTGTGAAGCCAGAGGTAGCCGCAGACGATGCTGGACCAGTGGCGATGACTTCACCATTTGGACCATAGCGGACTTCGCCAGCACCCAGCGTAAAGCTGGAGTCAGAAGCTGCCGAGGCAGGGCCAGTGGCGATAACTTCGCCATTAGGCCCGTAGCGAACTTCTCCAGCACCAAGCGTAAACTGGGCGTCAGCAGCAGGAGCGCGATCCTTCATCAAGGTGAAGACATCTTCTTCGCCATTAAGGGCAATGACACGTTCTGCGGCCCGCGCTTGTATGCTTCCCGGCGCAGCAGTGCTTAGAATGAAACGGGCATCAGCGACATTCTGGTCACGGATGTCTTGCTGCTTTGCTTCTTGTTCGAGCAAAGTCTGATCTGCTTGGATTTTTTGGTAGGCACTGAGGGCATCGACGCCGCCCTTTTGAACAAGGTCGATGGACTCTTGCGACATATTGCCAGCTTTCATGGCAGTAACCAGCGCATCCGTAGTGGCGGCATCTTTAAGGCGAGCGTCTTGAGCGTCCTTTTCTACCCGCTTCATCTGGCGCTCATTCAGAACGTCAGTGTAGCTAATCGCCCCAGAAGCAACACCAGCGGCCATATCGGCGTCACCAGTCTGCGAATAGACCAGCGAGGCAGCGGCCTTGGCTTTCTCTTTTTCACGAGTGTCGAGGACATACTGGCGGCGGCGCGTGTCAGCGTTTGCAGCGATGTTCGACAGATCGACTTGACCACCTTGCGACAAGGCAGACAGACCCTGACTCAGACCGCGCCAGATGTCTTTGCGGTGCGCCGCTTTCTCGTCTTCAGCAGCATTCGGATAAAGCGAAGACAGAATGCCTTCGACAGTCTGCGGCAGAGCGCCGCCAGCGTCAGGCCCACCCATAGTGCTGCTTCCAATATTCATGCCCGCCCCTGCCATTGCAGGATCGTAAGGCTGGCCGCTCATGCGAGCAGCTTCATTGGCGCTTTGCACGGAGTGCGAGACGCCGGGGCGCAGGAACTGATCTGTAAAGACAGTTGCTGCCGACTGGGCGTCAGGGGATTGGATCAGTGCGTCATAGGCTTTGCGCTCTGGGCCAGCAAACTCAGTCATCATAAAGTCGATTTGCGCTTGATCGTCGTTTACGTTCTTGCCATTTTCGGACGCCCACCGCTCGAAGGCAATGCGGCGAGGACCAGTCAACTGATACAAACCAAAGCCGCCACGCGACCCCAGAACAGTAGGATCGCGCTCGTTGATTGTCGGGTCTAGGCCGCTTTCCGACCCCATACCAGCGACAATGCCTTCTGCCACAGGACGAGAGAAGCCACGTTTTGCAAACTCGCGGATGTAGTATTCTTGGGCGTCAGAGGTTGTCTTAGGCAAAGGCGTCACTGGGGCAATATTGACTAAGGTCGGCTGCGGCACTGGACCACGCTGCACGGCGTCATCAACTTGGACGCCCTGTCCTTTGAGGATAGGGCTGGCAAGCTGGCTCATCACACTACCGATGCTCGAAGCCTCATCGCCCCGCGCGTTCGCGTAGTCTAGGAGAGCAGCGAGCGGGTTCTTGCTACGGCGAGTGTTCATTGCCATGTCGTTTCCTTTACAGTCCCTTGAGGCCAGCAGCGAGGCTTAGGAAGTCCATAACACCGGGCTTATAGCTTCCTGTGGTCGTGGTCGCGTTTGCAAGCGGAGAACCAGACAGAGCGCCAGTCAGCATCTGCAAATAGTTGGCGGGAGCGCCAGTGAAGTTTGCAAACATTGCCGCAGCATCATTAAGGCGCTGCTGCTCCATCTGCTGCTGTTGCAGTCCGCGATTCCACTGGTTCGTCTCCAGCGTGTTGCCCATGTTGAAGGCAGAAGTGCCGATATTACCGAGTGTGCCAGCACCAGACAGCATTCCGCTTGCGCCAGTGAAGCGGTTGCCGATGTCTTGGTTGGCGAAGTTGGCGGCAGTGTTGAAGCCCCCCATACGGAGGTTTGCGGCTAGGTCGCCCATATTGCGCTGGGCTTCTGAATTGGTTGTCGCTTCTACGAGGCCGTGGCGCGATCCGCCGAAAGCCCCTGCTCGTGCTGCATTCGCAGCATTCTGCTGCTGTTGCTGCTCAGTCAGGCGGCTCATGTCCGACATGGAGCGGTCGATGACTTCATTCGTGTACGGGTTCATGTACGTCGAAATCCCAGACGCGATGGTCGGGACGTTTGAAAATGCGTTGATCGCCCCAGTTGCCGCGTTGCCAGCCCCAGTCAGGGCATTGGCTGCGCCAGCGTAGGCATTGGTATTCGCTCCACCACCAGACATGACGTTCTCCTTATTTGGGCCGCGCCACGGGGCGGTTCGAAGCTGTAGGGGCTTTTTGTGCGCCGCTGACAGCAGCAACAACACGACTTAGGACACTGTTAGGGTTGCTGGCGTTTACGCCGCCCGGAAGATAGGAACGCGGCGTAGCCATAGTGGTGTAAGCGTTGCCACCGCCACCGCCACCGCCGCCGCCACCGCCACCGCCATCAGTGTAATAGGGCTGCTGTGCTACGGCTGCTTGCGCCACAGGAGCGCCGTAAGCCATCGTGGGCGCAGCGCCAGTCTGCGGGTTGATGAACAGTGACTCAATGAAAGCGCGTTGTGCAGGAGGAATCTTGGCAAGGGCGGCTTCGTAAGCGGCATAGGGGTTCAGGTTTGCGCCAGTCGGCACGGCCATCGTAGGCAGACCAAAGGCGTTTGCCCCAAGGTTTCCGCTTTCGATGGCAGCAATTTGCCCCGGCGACATTCCGGCGACTGTATCGCCAGTGTAGGCGACAGGCCCAAGTTGGCCGATTTTCTTCGCCATCGCCAAGTTATCCAGCGCAGCCGCCTTCAACTGCGGGTCAATCGTAGTCTCAGATGTCTTTTTTCCGCCGAGGCTCATGGTTCGATGCTCCTAACACAAGTTGTGAACTGCTCTGTCCAGCCGCCGCTGACTAGAACTCTTGACCACCCTTTGCGGCCTGAGAGAGTCAGTTTACAGCAACCAGCGTCACGAGCAGCCTGTTCGATTGTCGGTATCGTGTCCACAATCTCAGTCAGGTCGCCCCCTGCGGCAAAGACATGATAATGCTTTTGGCGCGGATACTCAACAATTTCAGTGAGGGCGACACTATTATCTGTAGACCATAGGCGAAGTCTGCCTTGAAGCACCATCATAGTCAGGTCGTCGAAGGTGTGCGTCCCGCCATTATGCTCCATTGCCGCCTCTAATTCAGGGCGAAAGCGGTCCAAAGTGTCGAGCAAC